ATCATTGAGGATGAAGCTTGCGGCATCTCCAACGACATTGATGAGGGGGCCTCATCGTGTGCGACCGGAGCAAACAACCGCTTTCTCAGAATCGGCAACCCGATCGAGACGGGTGGCGCATTTGAGAAGTCTTGCAAGCGGAGCCACATCCGTATTCCGGCCTGGGACCATCCCAACGTTGCCTGGGCCTATCAGCAGGAGGCAGATGGCGTCTATCGTCTCAAGCCAGAAGTCCGTGCTGCTATTTGCAACGACGACGGTGAGGTGTTGCCGCCGTCGCAATGGGCGGACTGGTGCCCCAAAGACAAGATTGCAGGTGCGGTTTCAATCGGCTGGATTGAAGAGGCGCGAGCAAAGTACGGCGAAGGCAGCGCCTACTGGCAGTCGCGGGTAGAAGGCTTTTTCCCAGAAGATTCGGCTCAATCCACCATTCCGCGATCGTATTTTCTGGCAGCCCGACAACGCTACGACGCCGATCCGGAGAAGTGGAACCAACAGGCAGCGGCGCATCTATCGCGACTGGGTTTGGACGTAGGCGATGGCGTGGACGAACATGCTCTGGCCCGCTGGCAGGGTCCAGTGCTGTTCAGCGTTGCGCTCCAGCCGACGAAAGGCGACATGAAGGACAGCGGACGCGCCACTGGAATGGCGGTTCACGCGCTGAATCAACATCCGGGCAGTGTCACGGTTGATCGCGGCGGCGGCTTCGGATCAGGTCCGATAGATTCGCTGCTGGAGCAAGGTTTTTCAGCAGATGGGGTGCATTGGGGTCAGAGCGCGGTGGATTCGGCGCAGTACCTGAACGCCAAGGCTGAGGATTATTGGATGCTGCGAGAAGCCATGCGGAAGGGTGAAGTAGCGATCGCTCCGCTGGGTGAGTTAGAAGAGCGGGCGATGGAAGATCTGGCGGGTGTGTACTACGAAATTATGTCCACAGGCAAGATTCGCATTGAAGATAAGGCAAAGACGCGCAAACGGCTACATCGCTCTCCCGACGCTGGCGACGCGATCGTGATGGGCTTCAGGCAGCCTACTGGCGGAGCCTGGGGCACAGGCGAGGCGGCCTGGGGCTATTAGGGAGGTTATTAGTACGGAGTTGGGGAGAAAACACTTCACACAGCTCTCCGTGTAAGCAAGGTTCTCAAACTCACACAACAGTCTGGATACTGAATCTATACCCGTTGCTCCCCCCATTTTTCTCTTATGGTTGCCCCCTCAAACACCACAGAGCGTCTCTGGTCCCGATACAAACGCGCTAAGGCTGGCAAGCCCGCCATCGCCGAGCGCAATGCTGTTGCACTGCGGCATATTAATCTGGTGCGCGAAATTGCCCACCAAATGGTTGATCGTTGTGCCGAAAGCTACGAAGATTTAGAGCAGATCGGCTTCTGCGGACTGTTGAAAGCGGTAGAACGCTTCGACCCCGATCGGGGCATCGCTTTCAGCTCCTTCGCTGTACCCTACATTCGTGGCGCAATCATGCACCATCTGCGGGACCATTTCGGGCACTTGAAAATCCCTCGCAGAACCTACGAAACCAAGGGCAGAGTTCAGCGAACGCAGAAAAAGATGGCCGCTCTCGGGCGTGAAATGGATGAAACACAGGTGGCCCAAAAACTCGGCATCTCCGAGACTAAGTGGCGCTGGACGGCTGAAGCTACCTCACGCAAGCCGCTGGTTTGCCTGGATGAGGCGCTACACTGCCAAGAGGCGTCCACAACGTCTACCGCAGAGCACCAGTGGGTCCGATCGCAGTTAGGTAGGCTCGCAAACCCCTATCGAGATTGCCTGACAGAGCGGTTTTTTAAGGATGTGAGCGTAGAGTCGATCGCAAAGCTCCACGGCACCAACGCAGCCCAGGTGGAATTTTGGATTAACGAGGGATTGCAGCGGTTGCGTGCTGGGCACTCTGAAGGAGTCGAGATCGGTTAAGCCCTATGTCTGTCCTTGTTGAAGTGCTCACGGTTGAAGAAAAGATCGAGTTGAGCCAGCTAGAAGAGCGAGTAGAGCGTGGCCTTCGCGCCTTCTGTGAGGCGGGTTTAGCGCTGCGGCAGATCCGAGACAATCGACTGTATCGTGAGTCTTACGACGTATTTGAGGATTACTGCCGCGATCGCTGGGATTTGGGCAAGAGCTACGCATACGAGCTGATTGCAGCAGCGGAAGTGCAGGAAAATTTGTCCGGAACTCCGGACGCGCCCCAGTTGACCAGCGTGTCCCAGGCGCGCCCGATCGCGGGCCTTCCCCCAGAGCAACAGGTAGAGGTTGTCCAAGCGGCGGTGGCGGAGACAGGAAAGTTGACAGCGGCAACAGTTACGGCAGCCGCAGAACGGCTTCATCCAAAGTTTCAACCAGAGCAGCAGGTGTTTGTAGCAGACGCCGAGCATCCGCAGTATCAGCAGCCTGTAAAGGTTGTCGAGGCACAGGGCGACATCGTCCTGTGCGAGGTGCCCGACTCACCCCGACCCGTGCCGTTCTTTGCCAGCGAACTCACCCCGACCCTGACTAACGAAACCTCCTCAGTCCTCAGTCCTCAGTCCTCACTCAAAACTAGGCCCCAACACACGATCGAGGGTCTCGAAGTCATGCTGATGGTTGAGCGCGAGCGCTCCGCTGTTCTGGAAGACTTGCTGCGGCGGATTGTGGGGTCCTGCCAGACCGCATCGATTCAGGCGTTGCCAGCGTCGATGCTGCCGCTGATTAGAGAGGCCGAGTCGCTGCTGTAGGGAATTTTGCCCCTCTAGGGAATTTTGGAGCATCGTCGCTTTGTTGCTCCTGATGTCTTTAGCCAAGATTGCTACTGTTATTTGTCTACATGGGGAGACGATCGAGCGGTACTGCGCTCAGATCACCTCCCTAACTCAACTCTTAGAAGCCACGCTGCAGCGTGGTGCCAGCGACCCGAAAGTTGCCCAGGCTGCGTGCATTGAAGCGCTAAATATTATTCGCAGCGCTGCAGGAGGGAATTCCACTGTGATCCCTTCTCAGGCTGGCTATGAGCGACCCCTGCCCGATCGAGTGTCCCAATCGTGAGCGTCCTAACGTGCTCAAGGTGTTCGGGCTGACGGTAGACCCGATCGGCCTGACGCTGCATTTTGCCGTGGTTGCAATCCTGCTGATTCCGGCATCCCGCCGATCGATGAGCGCGGACTTTACCTGGAAAGAAGGCGCGGGCTGGCTAGGCGCGATCGCGCTGTTTTCTGCATTGGTGCAGGTAAGCCCGACGCAGCGCCTTGATGCCTCCATGAAACTATTCGAAAAAATCCGGTGAAAGATGCGCGATTCTGGCTCTGGTTACGAAGCTTTTTCCGATGGCTGCGATTGCTGCAACAGGTCCAGCAGCCATCCACCCTTGAGGAGCACTACACCGATCGTGCCGCCCTACTTCGACTGGTGTGTGAGCAGCCAGGAGTCGTCGATCTCTGGAAGCTCACACACCGAGACAGTCAGTACAACCTGTTTGTCAGCCTCGTGTATTTGCCCCAGCTGCGAGAGGAGCTGGCTCAACAGCGTGCCGCTGGAGGATTGGCTCCAAGCTATGCTGCCTGGAGAAAAAGCCTTACGGACGTCGTGGCAGGAAAGCTGGAAGCTCCAGCTGAAGTGGCTGCAACACACCTGGTTACTGCAAGCTGGGCAACCCGCCATCCGGTTCGACAGGTCAGCGGCGGAAAAACTTGCTTTGTCCATCGGACTGAGTGCGCTGCTGTTGTCTTTTGCGATTTGGAAGGGGTTGCCTTTATCTACGGCAGCCCCCGCAATCGTGTTGCTCGATCAATCGTTCGAGCCGTAATGCTGCGACTGATGCGCGTTGAAGCCAGTCGATCGCTCACTTGGGAAGATCGGGCACGACGCTGGGACTGGACCGGAGAACTAGAGCGCTATGCGCGAGTGGTGCTGGGCAAGACGCACGTATTGCAGCCGCGCATTCGGCGGTAGTAGTGGGAATTCCGAGGCATGACGATTCCTACCAAAGATTCCGATTTGCCGTCGTTTCTGCACCCGCTCTACCTCGAGGTCGCGGATGAGTTGGCGTTGGTTGCTGACTTGTGGAGCGAGCTAAAAGACTGCAAAAAACAGTATTTGCCCAAAGAGCAGGCAGAGCCGCCGCTCTCCTACCGCAATCGCCTCGATCGCACGCCGTTTGATTCCCGATTTAAGCCTGCGCTGAAGGGGCACGCAGGGCTGCTGAGCGATTTCACCGTACTCGAAGACACTGCCGCGTCAATTACCGCCGCAATTGAAGATATCGACCTGCAAGGCACCGACCTGACCACGTTTTTGACCGACCTAGACGAGATGGTGCTGCGCGACGGCGGCGCGGGCGTGTTGGTTGAATATCCGGTTGCGCTGGAGGGAATTGAGAGTGCGGCAGACCAGATGGCATTGGAGATGCGCCCCTACCTCGTGGCAATCGATCGACGAAACATCCTCAACTGGCAGATCGACTACATGCGCGGTAAGCCCGTAATTCGGCACTTAGCAATTCGAGAGATGCGGTTGGAGCCGGAGGGTTTGTTTGGCGTAGCAGAAAAAACGTACTATCGCGTGCTGCGTCCAGGCAGTTTTGAGGTTTACGAACTACGCGTCATCAGCAACAAGTGGCAGGCAGTGCTAGTGGAAGCAGGCGAGACTGGACTGGATCAGGTGCCGTTCCGCTGGTATTCGATCAGCAACTCCAAGTGGTTCGCAGGGCTGCCGCCATTCTTGAATTTAGCCAGATTAAATATTGAGCACTTGCAGAAGCGCTCCAGCCTCAACGAAGTGCTCTGGAAGTGCAACCTCCCAACGTTTTACCGCAAGGGTTGTCCGCCAATTCCGGGCACCAATCCTCCGCAGTTTCCGCCGCTGAAGATTGGTCCCAACTCCGTGATTGACGTACCGAAGGACGGTGAGGCCGGGGTGATCGAGCCAAAGGGAACCGCGATCGCGGCAACGCAGGCAGATACCGAGAAGCTAGAAGGCGCAATGGATCGCGTTAGTTTGGCATTCCTCACGGGTGGGGAAGCGTCCAAAACGGCGACAGAAATAATGATGGATTCGGCACAGACGCAATGCAGCCTGAAGAATATGGCGCGGCGGAAAGAGTCGCTGGTGCAGAGCCTGTTTTCGCTGTGGGTGGAATATACCGGAGAAACCGCTGCGGGTGGTATCCAGGTCAACGAGAGCATCCTACAAATGCCGATGTCGTCTCAGGATGCAGGTCTGGTGCTGGATAATATGGGAGTCAAATTCAGCGATCGCTTGGGCTTGGAGCTGCTGAAATATCGTCGCTGGCTCCCGCCAGAGGTGGACGTGGATGCAGAGGTAGAGCGGCTGGAAGGAATGCCGCAGGCGCGATCGCTAGTATCAGAGGCAGACGTGGAGGTAGAACGTGGACGACAAACTAACCCCGATCGGCAACCCGCTGCCGCGTGAGGCCCTGCTGAAGCTGGCAGATTTTACTCAAGCGGACCTCGATCAAGCAATTAAAACGGCAAACAAAAGCCTGAAGCCGTTCCTACAGGCAAACAGCAGGGAATCCTAGAGCTACAGAAGAATGCTTATACTGATTTCCCGCCGCCAGGGTAAAAGCTGGCGGTTTTTTCGTGCGGGAACGCTGAAGTGTTGCGTTTAGCCCTTCATGATGTCTTCCTCAGTTCTTAAGGCTCCCTTCCCCTACTTCGGCGGCAAGTCCCGCGCCGCACATCTTTTCTGGCAAGGTTTCGGCGACGTAAAAAATTACGTTGAACCGTTTGCGGGATCTCTGGCGGCGGTGCTAAGCCGCCCTAACTACAATCCCTCTCGTCATACCGAGACGGTCAACGACCTCGATTGCTACCTGTCAAATTTTTGGAGAGCACTGCAGTCCGATCCCGAATCCGTCGCCTATTGGTGCGATCAGCCCGTCAATGAGGCAGACCTCCACGCTCGACATACGTGGCTATCCAATCAATTCGAGTTTCGTGAACGGATGCACAGCGACCCTGATTATTACGACTCGAAGATTGCTGGGTGGTGGGTTTGGGGACTCTGTGCCTCGATTGGTGCAGGATGGTGTGCCAAGTCACAGCCGCCACGAGGCTTGCCTCACCTGGGCGACAACGAACAGGGTGTGCATCGTCAACTACCTCACCTGGGCAACAACGGGCGGGGCGTGCATCGTCAACTACCTCACCTGGGCAGCGACGGAGAGAGCCAACATTCTGCTGACCTGTATGAATATTTTGAAGCGCTGGCAAACCGTCTGCGTCGAGTGCGAGTTGCTTGTGGCGACTGGACGCGGGTGTTAGGCCCCTCAGTAACGGAGCGTATCGGCATCACTGGGGTTGTGCTTGATCCACCGTATGAGCAGACTTTGAGATCTGATGTGTACAGGATGGAGACGCCCGTTTCTGCGGCTGTGCGCGAGTGGGCGATCGCCAATGGCACCAACCCCAGGCTCCGCATCGCGCTTTGTGGCTATGCAGACGAGCACGAGATGCCTGCTGATTGGCAGTGTGTCGCCTGGAAAGCGGGAAATGGCTACAGCGGCAAAGACAACGAAAATCGCAAGAAGGAGCGGATTTGGTTTAGCCCCCACTGCTTGCAGGTTTGCCAAGACGAGGAGCTAAATCGGCGCATTGCCAAGATGCACGGCTACGGGCGATTGGTCACCTATGAGCAGGCTCTACGCCTCACCCAAGCCGCATGAACCCAGAACAATCAGAACAAACTGAAACCACCGACACGATCGCGCCATCGCCGCGCAATTTTTCTATTCCGGGCTGCGTCGTAACGATCGTCAACGAAGACGACACAGGCAGGCCGATCGGGGACTTGCTGGTGATCGTGTTCAACCTGGCAAGCGCCAACCCTGATGCCAAGGTTGACTTCTGGGTGAAGATTTTGCCGTGAGCGAAATTGGCTATAACCCACGCGCTGGGCGGTATGTCTACACCGACACGAAGCGGTTTGTGCCTCAGGCCGTAATCCAAAGCCTGCGAGAGCAGGAAGAGCGGCGATTGGAGGTGCGATTGCAGGCGCACACGCGGCTATTAGCCTCTGGCAAACTGCATCTAGCCGAATGGCAGCTCCGCATGGGAGAAAGCCTGCGCGACTTGCATCTGCGAACCATGACGCTGGCAGCAGGTGGAAAGGATCGCCTTACAGCACAGCACTACGGCGCGGCTGGCTACCAGCTCCGTCGTCAATTTGAGTATCTAGATGGCTTTGCCCGATCGCTCCACGCAGGCAACCTCACCGAGAAGCAAGCACTCACCCGCGCTGCCATGTATGCAAGCTCGATCCGCGTGACCTTTGGGAGAAGTGAGCAGATTTCTCGCGCAACTGAAGGGTTCGCTCAAGCGATGCGCGGCCTAGATGCAGGCGCAAATCACTGCCCAGACTGCATCGACCACGTGACTGAAGGATGGGTATCCCTAGAGTTGATCGTCACGCCAGGGACGAATTGCTCATGTCGGCAGCGCTGTCGCTGCTGGGTTCGGTATCGGCGTGTGAATCTGTCGCGGCGGCTTCCGGCAGCGTAGGCGGCACGATCGCCTCACTCCACCACTGCCAACCCTGAAAGCTGCCGAGCTTCTCATCTCTGCCGCCGAACGCCTCACGCGCCCGCGGCCCTTTCGCACCTTCATACACCTGTACCAGCACCCGATCGGTGCTCTTTGCCCAGTAATAGCCTGGGTTGAGAGGCGCTTCGTCAGTCCAAGTGCCAGTGGTCTCTGCTGCGGTTTTGGTGCTGCGTGCCATAGGAATTCTGATGTAGAACCGCCACCATTCTATCCCTGACTTCTATGCCTTTCACCCTAGAGCAGCGCTATGCCATCCTTACTCACCTAAACCTGTCGCTGCTGCGATCGGCGCAGATGCAATCGAATTACGCTGACTACTCTGGCGACTTTCGCCGCTATGATGCGGTGCTGTCGCCGACCGAGTATCAGGCGAATCGACCCCAACCGCTGCTATTCAAGGAGGCGGATATTTGGAAGCGATTAAACGATCTAGAGGCAAAGTCCGAGTTTTTGGTGCAGTCGGTGGTGACGATCGTCGATGACCTGACGGACGTAGAAACGCAGCTAAAAGCCGCTCGCAAGAATCCCAACTATGCGCTGTTCAAAACGGCAGAGCTAGAGTGGGCGCTGGCTGAGAAGTTGTCGGGGCTGCATCTGCAGCGCGATGAAGCGATCGCTCAACTTCGCTACCACTTAAACCTGCCGCCGATGCCAGCTGCGCAGGGCGGTGCTGCAACAATTAGGAGCTAGGGCGATCACAATCGGTTCAGTCATTGGCTTTTCAGAAATTGATAGGCGTTAATTGCAAGCTGCTCCAGCCTGTCCAGCTTTTCAAGCAGTTCGGCTTCATCAAGGCTGTATAGGGTAAGCGTCGTTGCACAAACCTCCAAGCTGGCGTGGATCTCAAGCTCCCACACCTTCGGGCTGCCGATCGCCTCAGAATACCTGTAGAGGTTGAGGTAGCAGTCTTCTAAGCCTTCAACCTTTTTCTGCAACAGAACCGCCGCGATAGACCTGCCGTGTTGCTTGCCGTGGTAGCGGTAGCCCTGAGCTGCCCAAAACTCAGCATCTACTTCAGGAATTGGGAAAAGCCTATCTACGATGCTCATTTTGGGCGGCGCTTCTCAACTTCGGCTTCAATCTGCTGGCTCGGATGGATGCTGCTAACTTGGTTGGCAAGTGTCCGCGCCTGCTGAATAGAATTGATTGCCTTTTGCTGGAGCCGCGTATCTTTAACGTTTGCCAGCACAATTTTTGCGAATTCCAGGGCTGCGGCGTCGATCTTTCGTTGCGCTTCTGTGGGCGCTTTAGAAGCGAATTGCCTAGTTAGCTCATCTTCGGTCATGGCGTCAAGTCCGATCGCGCTACCTGGGTATCCTAACAGCAGAATTTTATGAGGACGCCCCCTTATGCCCGGATCGCTGAGCAACTACGCAGAAAACAAGCTTCTTGATATGACGTTTGGCGGGGTGCCGTGGAATCCACCGCCAATCCTATATTTTGGCTACTTTGTCACGGCTCCGGCTGAAGAAGGCGCAGGCACCGAGCCAAATTCAGGTAACTATGCACGGGTGGGCATTGAGAACAACAGCAGCTTGTTCCCGGTCACATCAAACCAGATCAAGACCACCGCGCTACCTGTGCAGTTTCTTGGCGCAACAGCAAATCATGGGTTGGTAATCGCAATCGGCATCTTTGATGCGTTGGTCAATGGAAACCTGTTGATCTACGGACAGCTTGAAGAGCCAGTCATGATCGAAACGGGTGACGCCTTCAAGCTGCCGCCGGGGTTTGAAATCAAGTTCAATGCCACGGGCACTTACAGCAACTTCACCAAAAACAGCTGGTTAAACCACCTACTCGGTGGCACGCCGTTTAACGCGCTGGCGAACCTGTTCTTTGGCTACAGCACAACGCTTTCAACGCCTGCCGTCCCTGGCACCGAACCCACCGCAGGCAGTTACGCTCGCGTCCAGGCTGCAAACACGTCCTTGCTATTTGAGCCGTCTTACGATGGCAGCAAGCGCTTGATCAAAGATATCAACTTCGTTGAAGCGGATGCCCTTCAGGGCACGATCGTTGAAGGCTCTGTCTGGACCGCTCAAGTGGGCGGCAATCAGCTAGCAGCGATTCCGCTTGGCGCACCCTATCCGGTAGGCGCTAACGTTCAGCCCTATTTTGCTGCCAACGAACTCATCCTAAAACTCGACTAATATGGCACGCCTGCATTTTGCGATCGCAGGTCCGGTATCAGCGACTTCTGATGCAACGGTGCCTGAAATCAAAGTTAAAAAGAACTTGCTGAGTCGCCGCCCTGTAGTGGGTGGCGAGGTAGAGATTCGGGTTAAGCAGCGCGGACGAGTGCGATCGCGCAAAAGCGAACTGATTGACCTGAAGGGCGGCATAGCCGGAAAGCTGCACTATCGCGTTCGCTTGGTTCCTGCCGGACCCGTCACGGCGACGATCGAGGTTAAGGTGCCGTACTTCCTGGATGCGCGTCCGGTGGCCGCACCGATCGGCAAGCTGGGACTGGCGACGGTGCAGAACTTCCTCGACCCGAATGCATCCCTGCAATCACTGTCAGGGCAGCGCTTGGTGCGCGGCGATTTGATTCCGCTGCTGTTCCGGGTGCAGGGACAGAAGCTCACTGGACTGAAGGGGCAGTTGACCGTGAAGCGGGTGGGCAGTCCTCCCTTGCCCGCGCTGACGATTACCAAGTCTGCGCCTGCAACCATTACGCAGGCAGATCCGACGATCGACCCACAGACCAAGCTCGAAACCCTCTCAGGGCAGTTTGCCATCGAGCCAGGTGACACGACAGGCTTTCCTGACACCGAAGTTGAGCTGCGCTATCAGTTCAGCCTCAGCGACGGTTTGGGACGGTCCTACACGATCGAGCAAGGGACGTTCACGGTCTACCCAGCCTTGTAATATTAGGTTGAAGCTGGATCTGCGGACTTGCAGATCTTTATTGGCGCTGCTGAACTGACTCGGCAGCGCTTTTGTTTGGGGCATACTGAACGCAGAGTTATACAGCGCCATGCCCTTTCCTGATCCAGAGAGACGTGCAAATTTCCTCGAACGACTAGAACGTGCAGGGCTATTGCCCGATCGAGAAGAAGCGCTTGCGGAAACGATTCGAGAGCAGCGCTGGATTCTGCCAATGGGCAATAGCGCTGAAACGGCTCGGTTTGAGTTGATTGACGGGAATGGCAGAGTAGCGCGATCGACGGCTGTACACCTGACGCGGTTCACACTGAGTCGATCTGGGCAAGCAGTTCAGCTTGATCTAGAAGGCAATTTATCTCCGGGGATGCGAGTTGTTAACGAGCTTGGAGAATGGCGACTGGAAATTGGCGGCGCGACTGTGCTTGGCGTCGTGCAGCGTGTAGACCGCATGGCGGACGGACAGGTTCGCGTCTGCTTTTCGATTTGGGCAACAGGAACGCATGAAGAGAGAACGCATGAAGGCTTTATAGATCAACCGTTTTGGAGCGGTAGATTAACCGCGATCGTGCCTATCTTTCAAGGCTCCGTCTCACAGGGGCACAGGAACCCTGAGCAGTACTACATGGGACTGGATTTTGCTCGTGACACTCCACGGAATCGACATATAGCGGCTCTTGCTCAGGGCGGTCGCATCTACCCTGGCACCACTCAGCCCATCTCGCCAATCCCTCAAATCTGTCGGGACTGTCAGTTTTTGTGTGGAGAGCGGCACGACGGAAACCTGTTGGTCTGCGCGGTGCATCCCAGCGGCAATGGCGAGGACTGCAAGGATTTTAAGCCGCGCTAGGGAATTCTGAAGGCAGTTACTCACTGCCCCTATGTCCTCACCCTACGCTGGGCTCGACAACAGCTTCAGGACTTACGCAGGAGCAAGGTAAGGTAGTACAAGCAATCAAGGGTTGAGCAGATGAGCTTTACCAAATTGGACTACTGCCAGTATTTACTTAGTAGTCCCATCAACTACA